GTAAAGCAATGAATTTAAATTTCATACTTATAGTATATAGGACAAGAGTATAAAGTTTTGTTATAACTGGTAAACAAACAAAGAACTTTAGATGAATAATGGAGCAGTTTATAGACGACTGCTCAGGTCTATTAGCCACGGGTTTCAGCCTGCTAACTGTCTTTTCATCGACCATCCGTTGTAAAACTTATTAAAGTCTTAAGCGGAATACTAACTATTATACTACTTAATTTTTATGGTATACTGAGTAAATGACATCCTATATAGACGGAAACATTTTTATTAAAGAAGATAGTGCAACCTCTGCTCCTGTCTCCCCAGCCCCAACAAGCACATATCAAGGATGCGATTGCGAAACCTGCAAAGAACTTAATGTAGATTGCCCAGATTGCCCAGTATGCAAAGAAGAAGAGGGCGAAGAAGATTCTGAAGTTGCAATGGCCATGTATGACTCTCAAATGGGTAAAGCAGACCCTTGTTGGACCGACTCTCCATTTAGGATATCAAAGTAATGCCAAAAAAGAAATCACATGCATTTAATCCAACACAGATTAAAGATGGAAGAATTGTTAGACTAAGAAAAGATGGCACTGTGAAAGCAGACTTAGGCCCATATGAAAGCAAAAATGGCAAACCCACAGCCAACAGACCCTAATAGAAATTTCTTTGCGCTTGCTCTTGAAGAGTGCGAAAAGTTTTTTGTTATATTGCAGCAAGGTTTTCAAAGTGGAGGATTTTCATGGACAGAAGATCCATTTAGACATATCTACATATTAAAAACCTTTGATAAACCAAGTCCATATGATGATGGAATATCTCAACTTGAAGTGCATTCAAGAAAAATTAATAATATTATGTGGTTTGGAATTGAAAAGTCTATGGCTTTATGGGGGCATATAAGAGAACAAAAAACTATTGAATCTATTGTAATAATACAAACAAACGATGATTTTCTTGTCTCTTCGATTAAAGAAGAAAATGAGCCATTACTTTTATTTCTTCCTCAAACAAATGAGTTTGAACTTATAGGCAATAATGACGAGATTGATGAACTAAAGTTTGTTACTCATAAATATATAGTAAAACTGCAACTCATTAATAAATAAAATCTCTTTTTCTATTGATCTGCTTCTTAATTTTTCTTATTCTAAACCACATTTTAATCTTTTTAATCATTGAATAAATCCCTTTCGTCTATTTTTTCTAAAAACTTTTCAGCCCAATACTCATGCCAAAGAACTCCATCATGTCCATCTCTTCTTATTAAGTCATACTTTTCAAGTTTTAGGTCTGGTCTTTTCTTTGATATAAAAGATTCAATCTCATTACTTTCATTTAAAGGAAAGAACTCATTGCTTTGCATCAATGAATAGTTATCTGATTCAGCATAGTCCCAAGAAGACCAGACTAACTTAACGTTGTTTGCTTTACAGTATTCTGAAAATAGTTTCCAACCTATAACAAAATCTAAAAACTTTTCTCTATGTTCTTTAACTGATAGTTTTTGCTCTTCAAACCTTGAAGGTTCAGGAACTTCTTCAGAGTCATGCTTCTTACGCCAATCATTGATTGCATCATAATCAGTATTTACTGGGTATCTTTGTACATATACCCAATTATTTCTTTCCTCAGACCATAGATAGAACCTTCCTATGTTTGGCATAAGTACAAAGAAATGTGTTGGCATTCCGTATTTTTTTGTGTATAGCATAAACTGTGAGATAATTTTTTGCCAGCCGTAACCAGATCTTGCTAAAGTATAAAAACCACCAACATCAAGCCCACGATCCTTAAGTTGTTTGTGAAGAATATTGGTCCATACTGTATCCATAGATCCACCAACACCTTCGGTTTGTGAGCAGCCACTAAAAAGAATGTGATACTTTCCATGCTCATTAGAAAACTCGTCAGACCTAAAGCCATCTTGATTGTAGTTATAGGATATAGATCCGTCATCCCCACCGCTAAATATATTTTCAATAGGAAGTTTTGTAAATGTTCTTTTATCTTTTGGCATACCATGCATCCATGTTAGGTCAAACTCATCAAAGAATACATCAGACACATTTGCAGAGTCATTTAACTTTATGTCGTACTTACCAGCCATTTTATTGCTCCCTTTTTAAATATATATCGTAAAATCCAAGATTATGTAGTGCTAATGCAGTGACTGACCAATTTTTATTTTTATATAAAAATTCATTGACAGTCTGATATGTACCATATGGACCTTCTTCTATGATACCATCAAAAATTAGATAATCATTTAACCCAATGATTCCACCAACAGGAACAAGATTAGCAGAAAGATTTAAAACTTTCCTTGTCTGATCACGCTTATTAGAAATATCTATATATATATAGTCATATTCTTTATTGAGTGCTGGAAGAATATTTATTGCATTCCCTTTAATTGTTGAAACATTTTTATATTTACTAAATAGTTCTTTTATGTATGGCTCATGAGTCTCTGGAGTGTACTTCATTTCGTGTTTAACAGGCTCACACTTGCATTCTCCAAATTTTCTCCAAGACCAGCATTTAAGGTCAAGATCATAAAAGTCAAGAAGGTCTATACTTTGTGGATTAGCATTTTCTGCTACAAATTCAGAGTAGTATCCCCAGGCAACGCCTATCTCAAGGTACCTCATATTTTTAGGAAGATGCTTGGTGTATTCTTCTCTTGAAGCATAGACTTTTGTATTGTTTAGTTGAGACTGATCTAACTTATGACCATCTTCAATTTGATTAAACGGTAATTCTGGAAATGAATCAATGAATGATGGAACTATTTCTCTTGCCATTTAGACCCTATCTGTAGAATATAATTATACACCATATGCTACAATTATATTATGAATAAAAAAGGAACCTTTATAATCGGCTGTAATCATTTAACAGATCCAACAGATACTCCACAGAAAGTCCTGAACTATCTAAAGTCTGGAGAATTTGTTTGGGTAGAGCACGAAGACCAATTAATTAAAGATATGTCTAACCTTGGTATAGAAGATAAGATTAACTATGATGTTTTTCTTGACTACACCCTTGCAGAACAATTCTCAAAAACAAAAGAAGTTCTTGATTCTGGAAAAGATGTAATGCTTTTGCTACATATGGGATATCCAGGCATTGCAGATCCAGGGTGTTCTCTTGTAAGGGACATAAGATCAGAAGGCTACAATGTTTCTATTATCGCTGGACCATCTGCTGGTCCATTAGCCCTTGCTCTCTCTGCAATGGAGTCTGGTGAGGCTGGGTACCTACTAAAAGAATTTTTTGCAAATGATACAAGCCTTCAGTTAGTTGAACAAGGAATTGTTAAGGATAGCGATGCATTTAGCAAAGAAATTGAAATATTAAATAATATAAAAGACATAAGGGAACTCCTTGTTCTTCTGCATTATAGGTATAACATACTAGAACTATTAAAAGAGATGCTGGAAGTTTTTAATGAAGATAGAGAAGCATGTTTAGTAATAAATGGTGGGCTGCACAATCAAAATGTTGTTCATGGAAAATATAGCAACCTTATTAAACAACTTGAAGAGGATCTTGTAGAACATCTTTTTGATGAGCATGCAGTGGTCACTATTGTTTCTAAAGGTAAACAAAATTAACATAGAAGTATCTTCTAATTTTATTAATGCAGAAGATTGCAAAGACTTTATTGATTTTATAAATACAAATCAAAATATATTTGTTGGTCCATTAGGAAGAACTGTTTTACAGTTTGGGTTTGATGACCATAGAAAAAACTATAAGGATGTTGTTTCTGGAATTGAAAGTATAAACAATCTTTCAATTATATATTTTAATAAAATAATAAAAGAACTAAAAAATATATATAATGAGGATAAAGAACTTTACATTGCTTCTTTCTGGCTGTCAAAAGGAATGCCTGGTTCAAGGGTAAGGTTACACTCTGATCAAGAAGATGGGCATAACTCACATTTTAAATATAGCACAATATCATATTTTAACTCAGTTGATTCTGGCAATGAGATAATATTTCCAAACATAGGATATAAATATTCTCCTGTAGAAGGAGATATGCTCTCTTGGATTTCAGGGGACAAAGATTCAATTCATGAGGTACCATCAGTAACAGAGACAAGATACTCTATGCCAATATGGGTTACAGACAATCCAAAGTACAAACTGAACTATGAAATGATATAATTAAACTATGGAATATATAGAAGATCCTTACATTGTGGATACACGAGAAGTGCCAAAGTTAGAGTCTGTGTCAGTAGTTCCAGAAACAATATATATATCAATAGCATCATACGATGACCCATATCTTATTAGAACTATAAAATCTATTATAGATAATGCTGACAATCCAGAAAATGTATACTTTGGTGTTGCTCTTCAATATGAAAAGATAGAGATACCTGATGTATCATTTATAGATCCACAAAAGATAATAAAGATTTACTGTGCAGCAGAGAATCGTCCAGGAACTGTAAGAATAAGGCATGTACTTAGAAAACTTATGACGTTCCAAGAATATTTTTTGCAAATAGACTCACACACACATTTTTGTAAAGGTTGGGATACAAAACTAAAAAATGATTTAGAAATTTTAAATAAAAATTCTAAGACTGGAAAGGTTATTATTTCACAACAAACAAATCAGTATCCTGGCGACGCTTTAGTATATAAAGATGGAATACCTTTTGTATGGAATGCAAGGTTTACAGAAAAGAAATCTGTTCTTTCAGATGAAGAAAGACGGTGGGAGTTGCTTGATAACATGAATCAAGTAGCAAAAGAATATCCGTTATCTGATGCAAAACTTATTGACGATAGATATATAAGGACTGGTTTTGTTGGAGGAAATTTTATATTTGCAAGAAAAGAATATATAGAGGATACTTTGTTTGATTCCAGATCTCAGTTTGTTTCTGAAGAAATGATAGATAGTCTATACACCTATATGTCAGGATGGGATGTATATGCAAATATAGTTGAGCATTACCTTGGTCATGATAATTTTGATTATAATGAAACAGTGTATAAAAATAAGTACCCAGTAAAATATTTTAGAGGAAAGTTTTGTGGCAACGATACTATTGAAAGACAGCATGCTGATAGGTTTTTTTGTTTAGATGAAAAGAATAGATACTCTATGCCTCATGCAACAAGATCTGCAGAAGAGTATTTTAATGAGTTTGATATGCCAGATTTATTTAAAAAATCAAAGGCGTGGTATGAAAAAAGAATTATAGATAACCAGTCTTACCCAATATTAGATAAAAATAACTATGATTTTAATTGGAAAGAGTTAAACTAAGTTAGCACACATAGAATATAGTTCTTCGTACGCCTTGTAGTTTTTTGATAAGTCGTATGAGTCTAAGAATTCTTTTACTAAATCATAATGCTTTGTTTTTTGACTACTGACTATGTGCTTTTGATCTTTTGTATCGGATATATTGTTAACATACTCGGCATTTGTTTTTTCTATGTTAAACTTTTTGCTAAGTTTATCAATGATTTGATCCATGTGGCTATTTAAAACGGTATAGTCAAAGACTTCTGAAGCATTTCTAATAGCGTACTGATGAAACACAAGGTGATCAATAGAGGCCCACTTAGCATATGACTCTAATGGTTGTGTAGTTCTTGTTGGATTAATGTCTTCGTGGTATAGTTCCATCGCTATCCATGATGTCATAGCCTCTTTAGGATCTCTGGCTATAGTAATCATCTTGTCATAAGTATTTATTTGACAGTCATGAGTCCAGTCAAACTCAACATGTAGTTTTTGCAATATATGATCACGTAATAGATGTTGTCCAGTTCTTGGATAAGTAGCAAGTAGAAGTTTCATATAATTTAAGTATACCATTTGTACCCCTGGCAAGAATCGAACTTGCGACGCATGGCTTAGAAGTCCATCGTTCTGTCCACTGAACTACAGAGGTTTGGCTGGGGATGCAGGCATCGATCCTGCGACATCCGAATTAACAGTTCGGCACTCTACCATCTGAGTTAATCCCCATCAGTACACCAGGTAGGACTTGAACCTACGATAGCCGAATTATGAGTTCGGTGCCTTAACCAACTTGGCTACTGGTGCTTATATTATAAGTTTACCCTAATACGCCAAATATGTCAACATAAGAATTCTTTGTTAACAAGGATGCTGCCCTACTAAATGCTGACCAAGATGGAACTATCACTGCTGAGTTAAGCATAAAAAGAAATGACTCATATGTCCCCATATTATTTATTATTTTTACTGTAGGAAAGTTATTATAATCTATAGATGTTAGTGGGTATTCTCCATTGCTATTAGCAACAAGGTGTTCTTGTTTCCAGTAATCATCTTGATTGTCATATGGTTTAAACTTATTTGCATTAACTGGAGAATCAGTTAGTATAACTATCTCTGGGTTTTCTAATGAAAAAAGTTTTGAAATATTATCTATGTTCTCTACAAGTTCTACATATCTTTCTTCATCTATCCAGCGAGGGTTTGTTGGTATGACATTTCCTCTTCTAATATGTATAACAATTCTATTTTCTTTAACTGTTTCAATATTTAAAAAATTAAAATTAGTAAGCATTGAAGAATTAATTTCATTTGTACTAATTTCTTTAATGTTAGAAATAATATCTTTAGGATTTGTATGCAATATAAGATTGTTAAACTGTTCTATAATTTTATTTTTTTCGTCTTCTGTATTTATTTTATCAGACTCATGTATTAAAAAATCTTTAATTGGTTCATTATAGTATTCAGCACCGATTGCATCAGCGTAAGACTTTACAACAATTTTTCTTAACAACTGTGCTCCAATACCATCAGGAATATATTCTTCTTTAATTAACATTTTTTATACTCTCCATTTCTTTATAGAAAAAATCTGCCCAGTGTGCATGCTTATGCGATCCTGGATGAGGGTGAAAAGGAGGATTTATATTCCCATGGTCGTATCCAAAATCAAAGACCTCTTCATTTTTGTTCTTAATGTCTTTATGGCATTCTAAGCCAGAGTCTATAATTGCATAGTGAGTCTTTAAATCATCTATTTTATCCACTGAAAAGTTAAACTCAAAATCATTTGGAAATAGTTTCCTTGTAGGGTCTTTTTTATAAAACATAAAGTCTTTAGTTAAACAGTCTTCAAGTTCATTCGGTATATTATCTGACCAAGTTGTCCAGATAAGTTTTATATTATTAAAATAGCAAAACTGTTCAAGCATCTTAATATGATCAAGGTTGGACCAGTTAATCCATTGAGATGGAATTATCTTATCCCATTCAAAAGGGGCAGTTCCTTTGGTCTTTACATTTTCTTTTAACCAAAAAAGATTTTCCATGTTGTTTAAGTTTTTATTAATAAAATAAAATCTTTGAAGGTCTGGAAAATTACATAAAAGATATTCTGGAAGATAATTATATTTTTTTATAAATGAAAAGAACTGAGATATATTTTTCATTATAGAAGAACCATGATCACCAAGATTACCAATCATCATATCTTTGCCAAGCAAAGACTGCAACTGTGATGGCCAATTAAAGCCTTCTGGTAGCCCTGTGCCGAACGTAATAGAGCATCCAAGGGTAATTATCGGGGGCTTAGTAGAAAAGTCTGGAGATCTAAATCCATCATTATTAACAGTATAACTATACTTATTACTAACATAATCATGAGGAGGCTGCATAAGCCCATTGATTAGTTTTGATGGCGTTAAGTCTAAGTTAAAAGCGTCATAAGACATTAATAAATTCTTTTACCCTTTTTTAGTTTTTTATTTTTAAACTTTTGTTTAATTATAAAAACTATCCTACTAATCATTTTGCCCTCTTGCAATTTTTGCTGCTAATATTTTTGTTCCAATAGCATTAGTTACTGAAGACTCAACCTCAATAGCCTCAATAGCCTGTGCAATCTCTTCTCTTAGCCTTCTTACCGCCCTATGTGTTCCATTGCAATCTGGGTAGTCAGTGGAGTATCCACATGTACATAGACTCATTGATCCTTCTCCTTTTCATTATTGATTCCAAAAGTCATAACAAAGTAGCAAGAAACATATCCTACTACAAATGCTGCAATTGCTATTATCATACTTCCAACTTTCTGTCTAATACTTTATTATACACTACTGCTGATATAATGTATATATGAAAATTCTTATTAACTCGTATCCAAATAGCGGTGCTTGGACTCTTGCTGATATGTGTGTAAGGATTACCAGAGATTCTCAAACAAGTAACTATCATCATATGCCAGAGGGTTCTGACTGGATAATTTGGAAGCATGAAGCAATAATGCTCATAGCAGATTTTGGAAATAATGTTACTCAGTATTTCATATTGAGAGATCCAATAGAGTCAATAGCCCACAATGTAGATAGATGGTTTTCTGGTCATGTTGGAAGAGTCATTGAAGGTAAGTCAATAATAAAAGAAAGTCAAATTAAAAAAACCAATGAACTAAGTCTTCGTGAAAAAGAATTTATCGATAACCAGATAATGATTTATATGTCATACCTAAATTGTCTTGAACTAAATAATAAAAATGTTCTACTTCTTTATTCTGAAATGGAAGAAAGCCCATTAGACATTGCAATTAGAATACTAAAAAGTTCTGGGGTATCAGATGATAAGATGAAATATTCTCATATACATAATAAACTTGAAGATCATATAAAGACAGACGCTTATGATGCAGTTGTTTCTTATATATATTCACATAAAGATATTAAGTCTGTATATAAAAAGTATAACTATTTTATTGATCAGAAGAGTTCTTCTTCATTTCTTCAACCATCTCATTCAAAGATGTCCTAATTATTTCTTCACGAATCCTTTGCTCTCTTTTCTCCATCTTTGACATCTTGGGCTTTGCCTTAATCCTTTGAGTATTTCTTTCAGCCCTATTTTGTTTATGTAAAGAGTCTTTATCGTTTGCTTGTTTCACTATCCCTTTTTTCCATCCCAAGTACCTATCTTAGTCGTAGGTATTCCATGATCTTCCCAAAGTCTTATTACATTTGGATTATCATCTACTGCATGTTCAACAGTCCAAAGTTCTGATACCTTATCAAGAATATCTTTCTTAACTTCGTAATCTGGTCTATTGTCATCATCTGCTCTCATAAATAGACCGTGTGATCTAATGTTGTTCTTAGCAAGCCATATAGAGGTTAATCCACGATACTTTTCTTTGCGGGATGTAACAATTAAAATTGAATGGCCATCGCTAACAGAATTATTTAGCATCTCTAACACTTCTATGTTTGGTAGGGCATCAATAGAGGCAGAGTGAAATGCATCGTAATCTCTTTTTTCACCACGAACATGGTGTAGGAATGGATCAACATTAGCAAGTGTTCCATCAACATCGTATATATGTGCTATTGGTTTCATTTATGACCCTTCATATGTTTTGCTAATGATTCGTTTGCCATAATTCCCCATCGCAAATCCCATTCTTTCTTACACACTGGACATATAATTAGTCTACTCATCTTTATCCCAATAAGCCTTTCCAAACTCGTCGTAGTCATCCCAACCTGCACCATCTAAATCCTTTATCATGCCCTTTATATCAAGTTGATAGTATGTACCCCACCAAGTATAAGGTTTGTTAAGCACCTTCCACATTTTTGCGTGGTACTTAAACTTAAATCCTAAGTTACCATCTTCATCTAAATCAATAGCCTTAACTAAATGATTGCCAGCATATTCACCAAGAAAATTACCTATCCATCGCAATGGGAGTATCTTAGTCTTCTGAATTGTTGTTAAGTTGTTCATCTTTAGGCACCCATACTTTCTTTCCATCTTTCCATACAGGCCAATACCCCAAGGCTCTCCAGTCCATCTTTGTAATCTTTGGTTCTTTCATGGTATATAGTCTATACTGGTTAGACAAACTACCTTAGTGATCTGCATATCAGGTTCTTCTGCTTGTGCCATTGCTCTGGCTTCTTTTTCAGTTGAGGCAAAGATATCAAGATCAAATGCCGTAGCGTAGTCCAATAGAGATACTTTGTATATGTTCATATATCAATTATACTACTATCGATTGCCAATGTCAAATATGATGATATAATAATCTCATGGCAACACCACCAAATTATGTAGGAGCATACTCTAATGGAGGGTATTACTCATTAGGTCAGATCATCCTTGCAGACGGAAACCCTTACGGAATTGCAGGAGCATATTACATTAGAAGCGGTAACCCAGGCAACCCAGGGTATCCACCAGGAGATACAGGATCATGGAGCATATACAGTATGCCTAAAGGTATAGACGGTGCTGGATCGATTTCTGGTTCGGGCGCAATCGCTTAATTTGCTTTTAAAGTTCGGCGAAAATAGAGGCAGAAAAACCTTCCTATGAGTCTGACGACTCACTTTCGGTTATAGTCCCTTAATGCTCCGTTAGCAGTCCTGTTAGCATCTTCTTCTGTATGGGTATATCCAAAACCTATAACTTTCAACCCATTGTATAAGGTCCACTTCCAGGGGATAACAGGAAGAAAGAACATCTCTTTAGTCATGTCCTTACCCTTATACATTCTGGGTTTATGAACATACTCCTCAATTACTATTTTCAATATCCACCTAAGCATTCATTTCTTGTATGGTAGAGCCTTATCTTAGTCAAAATTTTGCGGGATGGACCAAAGAGATCTTCCCTACAAGTACTACACCTATAAGACCATTCCCCACTAAACCAATCATGTACATAGCCTTTAGCATTGGCATATTTGTTGGCTACAAAGGTTTGAAATGGATCAGGTATCTCAAGGCCTCTTAGCATAAGCACACCATATCCTGCCATCTGTCATGGTTTGATGAATGTCCCAAAATAGGGGATCTTTAACACTCATCTCACACTTTAGACATTCTTGAGGTTTCACTCTTCACGCCTCCAATGTATATATGATTTGATGTAGACTGCTGCATAGGCCAGGGCACTGAAAATGAATCCATATTGATCGGTATATAAAGCATAAGCAATCCATAAGCATTCATTAAATAGCAGGACAAACCATCCCCATATAGTCTTTCGACCAACGAAGAAGATACCTATTACGCCGATAACGGCAAGAATCCATGACCACATATATTTAGTATACCTTAAGTTGAGGGTTTGGTCAAGTTATGAGTTTAAATCCATGACCAGATGATCTTTACAAACACCAGATACAGAGTAGTTTCCAGGTTTGCCAACTAACTGGCTATACATAGCGTCCTTGTTGCAATAGTAACATTTTTCTAAATCTCTGGTATTCATACTTTTATTATAACACATTGAGATATTTCGGGGGAATTAAAGAAGTGTTCGTAATCCCTATTATAAGATATAAACCCTATAGCCCCATATGCCCCATAGCCGAGAACTTTATCCCGTGGTTTTTATGAATCTGATAGACAGGTTAAGCAGACAAAGGGTTGGTCGTCTGGTTTGATATATAGTTGATCGCATTGGGTACAGGCTACCTTATACCCCATAAACTTAGAATATGATGAGTCTAACTTATTCATTGGATTATTATATCATTATTCAAAGTCTGTTTGTGTTTCAAAAATATCAACAGGCTGTTTGTCATCATCCATAGCCCCACACACAGCACAGGTTACCTGGCCATCAAGGTCTAATTGATAGTCGCACCCATACTTTGTACATGTCATATATCCATCATATCACAGAGTTATCCACATGTCAATAAGAGTTATCCACAGGTTTATCCACAGAAATATGTTACTGATAATATTATTAGATAGGGTAGAAGTGGAGTGAAGTGGAGGATAGTGGAGCATGGAGCATTTATACGAAGGGGCGTCGTAATCCCAAACCCCAAACCTTCATATCCCCAAACCTTCGAAGCGGGATTGTATCACAAACCTTCATATCTGTCAAACCTTCATATGCATGGTTTGGGCATTGTATCCTATCTTGTATGGTTTGTCAAGCCCATTTGATGCAAAAAAAATCTCCCATAATCAGGGAGAAATTGTCGATAATCGTAATCTTTTTTAAAGAAACATATATGTTATTTATAGAAAACCAGGAGAAAAGGTTTGTTATTCTATAGGGGTTGGTTTGGTGTATCTTCTTGTATACCCTGGGAAAATTGGTAGATCTCTCCAAGGGCTACGCCCACGGCTTCGCCGTCTTTGATAGGATCATTAATGATTTCTAGGGCGGGAGTGAAAGAAAAGAACTTAGACAAACCTATAAGGTGAGTAACACTAACAAAGGAGTTCCAAACCTGATCAGAGAATGCAGCATATCCCTTTGGATCTCTTTTAGCATAGTCTGCAAAGTGTCTTGGAGTCATACAAACCATTATATCACGATTTGGGAAAATTCTGATGTCGTTCGTAATAAGGTTTGACAATTATGGTTTGATATGCTAGGAACTTCCAGGGTTTTTTTGGATTGGATCGTAATAAGGTTTGACAAAATGGTTTGTTCATGGTATCATATCAAAATTCTAGCGCTTTTTTGCATGCCAAAGGGAGCACCCAATTAAGAGCGCTCCCTATTTGCAAACTATTTTTCTGGTCGGTTCTCTTCTACATAAGCCATTAGTTCGTTCATATTAGTAACTCCTTCAAGTTCCTCTTCTGTAACCTCTAATGCCTTTAGTAGTAGATCAAATGTTTCTTCGATAAATGTTTCTGCCATTGGGGTTTCTTTTACTAAACCCTCGGCAATAAAATATCCAAGCGGTAGCCCAACATCGTTGAACTCTATGAAGTTTTTCATATCCTCATCATCTCGGAACTCAATCCAAAACTGTCCCAAGATCCCTGCCTTATTTGCGAAATCTATCATTGTAATCCTCTCCAAATTGGTCTGTCATCATTCTATCATACTCCTCTTGTGCCGTCAAGGCAAGGACATCAAATCTATTAAAGACAATGGCTGGGTGGTTTTGTACCAAATACATTCCCACCTGCTCTAAGTCAATAGAAAAATCTTCTGTCAATAACTTTGCCAACCTCTGTGCTAAGCGTGAGGCAGGGGTATGTTCCGCTCTCCTAACACTATAAGCCATAGCATACTCCTCTCAATTCATTATACCCTAAAGGACAGGGTGGCGCAACCCCCACAGTCACGCCAACCCTATCTTTATTTAGTTAATCAGGAAGTGACCAAACCCCTGATCAGAAGGCGCCTAAGCGCTTACATTTTGTGGGGCATATGCATTGACAAAGTCATTCCATTTAACTTTAATGTCGGACCCTGCTTCATAAATAGTTTTATTATAGAAATCGATAATCACTACCGAATCTCCTAAATCATACTCAGTATCATTAACTGCATAGATTCCAAACCCTGTTTCTTCAAGAATGCAATCCTGCATAAGATAACTAATCATCATCCTTGTGGCATAGGTTTGATCAATCCACCGTGGTTTTGAATGCTGCAGGGCCATAGCAAGGTCCCGCTGCCATTCAGTCTCTCCCCAGTGGCTATAGAGGACCACCGCTGGCCGTGAGGCTGCCTCTTTAAAGACAAAATTAATCCGTGCTCCCATTAGTCTTGCTCCTCATCTGTAATAAAGTTAACAGTTATGCTTTGTACAACATTGTCTTCTATGTCTGCGTATACAGGATACATCCCGTCACCGTGCCCTGTGTTAAATACAACACTTAAGCCTTTATTTAGTTCTCCATAGCCTTTTGTCAGAGTAGCGTTACAAGCACCAAGGTAACCATACTCGCCTACCTTGTTATGGTGTTCATCAAAAGCAATCTTATCTGACTCCCAAGGCTTCCATTCCTCTAAGTAGCAGGGGTCGCCAATCATTGCTTGACCTGAGTCAACAGCAAAATAGCCTATTAGTTGTTTCATTGTGGGGTATCCGTTTCTATTAGTAGTAGTTCTTCAAGTGTAGCACAATTAGGACATTTTTCCAAATCGGCCTCATCAAACTTATCTCTGATTATATTATCAGGGTCCTCAAACTCAGCGCTGCAGTTCTCACAGTAAAACCAGTTGTGGCTTACCAAGACCTGAATGGTTGTGTCAGGAGGGCACGGTACCTCAGTAATGAAGTATCCTAATCTATTTACAAATCCCCAGCCAGACCAGATATAGGACCCACCGTCATCACCGTCGCCATACATCCATATTTTGTCAGGGGATTGAGATTTAACAAACTCCACCTCATCACCATAGGTTTCAAACATAATGCCACCCTCACCATTATCAAAGGAAGCATTTGTATCTATATGATTCTTGATTGGTTTATAGATATCACACCACTCATCAAAGTTTAACTCAACAAACTTATCCACCAAGAATCTCCTTACGGTTTTTAAAATCTTCCTTGGCAAATGCAATTGCATAAGTCAAAGCATAAACCTCAGCAAGGGCGTCTAAGTATCCTGTTGCCTCTGTACGGGCCATAGAATCCATTGCCTCACCTGACTCTTCTTCAACTTCAATACAACGGTCAAGAATTCCTTCTGCCTCAACCATTAAAGTTTTTAGGTGGCCGTGAATAATATCAGCACCGTCCATACCCAATTCAACCTGCTTGCGTAGGTATGGGTCAATGTCAATTGGATTCATTTAAAACCTCCAAGTAATGCTTTGATACATCAATAGCACCTTCAAGGTAAGGAACAATGCTATCAGCACCGTCCTCGTTATCTAAGTCCTGTTCAAGGGAGATAGCGTGTAGTCTTATATATTCTCTGAATGTGTTTAGGTCCATATATCAATTATACGGGTTGGAGTTGATTTTGACAACTTCACGGGGTGTGACCTTGCTCACATCTGTAATGATCGGTGCCCAAGCATCTTCATAACTAATATAGTTCATCATTCTTCCACAAGGACATTTCATCTGCACTACTCCAAGAGGAAAACCATAGCCATCCCTGGCGGTAAATTGAAGGAGAGCATCACACTCATCAGGGTCACAAACAAATGTATACTTAGTCCACATCGTGTTGATACTCCTTTACCCAGTCAGGCTCTCCTGTTACCCAATCTAATTCAACATCAACATCATAGATTTGTCCTTCAGGCC